CCGATATTCCCATGGGGAATACTCGGCCGACCACTCAGTACCCATTAGATATTGGGATGGGTAACCGCGGTAATAGTGCGGCGAGGCAGCGGGAAGAAGATATAAAGTTTTTGATAGACGGATTGCCTGACATGCGGGGACAGAGGGATCTAGATCAACAGTTCTATGCGACAGATTATCGGCCTGCGAGTGGCTCTTCGAGCAGCTCTTCGAATGGCCCTTCTGATACCAGTGTCATTCCTCCGAGTGTGGCTGATGAACAGGCTGCGGCTTTTGGTGAGATTGGTGGCAATTTAGCTCCAGGGAATCAAAACAATGGGAGTACATTCCAGTCTCCGAAATATCCGAAACCTGTTTATGGTGGCTACTCGGTTCAAGCTTTGCAAGAACTTCAAGGCAACTTGGCTAACACCAATCGTCAACGGGGCATCTTAGCTCGCGATCGGGCAACGAACATGGATGACTTGACTCGAGGCTATGACAAACAGGTTGGCGCAGTTCCTGCCGGCTACAACAAGAGAGGGCTTGTTGACAGCGGTCTTGTCGGTCGTGATGTAAAGCGTGCGGGCACAGATTATGGCCGTTCTGCAGGCCGAGTCGATATGGCTTTCAATGACAGTTTAGACAATCTCTATAGGCAGGATCAAGGCTCTCGTCGTAAAGCTATTGATGACAGCTACAAGGGTTTCAATGCAGATGTAAAGAGACGTGCGGCAATGGCACCCGATATCAGAACGGCTTTGGGATAAAAATGGCACAACTTGGTTATGACCCGAGAAACAATTCTTATCAAGCCGACCCAGAAGCTATTAAGAATGCTCCGACTGGGGATTACGATAAGCAGTGGGCTAAAGATGATCGGAATGCTAGGAACTTTGGTCGGATAACAAGGGAACGTTTAGAGAGGGAAGCTGCGGCTGAGGCTCAAGCGCGTATAGATTCAGGGCCGCAAGCTTGGAGTGGCGGAGATTTTCCAAATAACGATCCAGCGAAAGATCAATACCCGACTGATTATTCTGGTGTTGACATTGATTCTTTCAATCAGCGTGCTTTGCCTCCTACGAGTCAAGAGTTGATGACTGACCTGATGGACATGTTGAGGGGTAGTGCTACTGATTCTAATCAAAGGACCAATGAATACAGTTCTGACCAGCGAGATGCTCTGCTTGGGGGCATGGTTCCTGAAGCTGGCGGTGTTCGCTCTGGCGGATATTTAGATGATCGTTATCGGCAAGGCATGTCGAACAACGAGTCAATGAATGACCTTCAAATCCAAAACGTTTTGAATGAGTTATTGGCAAAACAAAGCAGCGCTCAAGGCAGTTATGGTGCGGCGACTGGAGGTGCTAATGGGCGTCGGGACATGATTTTTGGGCAGCAGGACGCTCGATCTGGTCGTGTTGGTAACCAACTGAACAACTATGAAACGATGATGTTTGATCAGTTGGGGCAGGAAGAGGGAGCGGCGCAAGACTATCGCTCACTGTTGGAGGAAGGCGCACGAGGTCGTCGCTCTGATGGCCGTGCAGACATGAACGCAGGGTATGACCGTGCGATCGATGCGAATAATCGTCGCCAGACTGAGATCGAAGCGAACAACAGAGACTACGGCGGAGATCCTTACAACCAGATGGGTGCTGAAACAAAAGCCTTATTGCAGACATCGAGAATGATGTCGAACGGTTTCGCTCAGACCATGGCTGACATTGACGAGTCGATCGAGATTGATCGTGCGTTAGGTATAGCTTCAGAGTTCAGTACTGCTCGAACGGGACTGAAGCAGAAATTATGGGCGGCTCGAAGTCAACTTGAGAATGAGGTGGCTACTACGAAGGACACTGCTGCTCTAGATGCATTCGATACGATATCTGCAGCTAACGCTACTTTGGCTGGTGCTCTCGGGGCTGCTGGAATAACTTCGAGTCAAGATCTTGGCGCTATTGCTCAAGCTACGATGAAACAAGACCAAGACCTCGAGCAAGCTTTGGCTGGTGCCAAGTTCGCTGCGAATAGTAGTTTCGCTGCCGACAAATATGCTGCGGATCAAAGTTTCCAATCCACAGTTTTGGAAATAAACACTATGGAGCAGCAAGGCAAAATCAGTTCCGCTTCTGCTCGAGAGCAGATCGAGTCAGCTAAAGCGACCGAGCAGCAAGCATTCAATCTTCAGTCCAAACGTGGCGCAGACTTGGCAGGATACTTTGGGTACAGCGAGCGTGCGTGGGCGGCGATGGCTCCTAAAGCCAGAGAGATCATTGTTGAGGCTTCGGTCAGCGGAGACATGATTGTCGACATTGACGGCCAACAGGTTGCGATGTCGCCTGATGTGTACGTCCAGATGCAAAACAACTTGGCGAATCAGCAACTTAATCGTGATCAGCAAGCGATTGACGTTGATGAACAAAATCAGCAACGTCAGAGCGAACTAGGCATTTTGGAGCGTGCTGCAGCAGCGGGAATGGATATCACTGCGCTCATCACATCGTACCAAAAACAGGTAGACGATGAAATGTATAAAGGTACAGGTATTGATCCGCCTTCATTCGAAACCTTTGTTTTCGAACAGTTGCAATTACAAGGTGAAGCGGGAGCTCAAGAAAGTGTTGATGAGCAGGCAGCACTTGATTTAGCGACACAAGAATACTTGCAGGGAATGGGCTTGAACGTTCCGACGGGTGGAATTGAAGGTGCAAATGGAAGTTCTGCCAATTCAAAAATCATAGGACCTGATGCCCCTACTTTGTCCGAGATTATACAAGGCATCTTCGAAGCCTCAAGGATAAAAGATATTTACGGGGACATTCCTGCAGACGCACAGATGAGAGACCCATTCGGCGTAAGGAATTAAATGCCTACTCGAGCGGAACTCCTCCAAGGGATAGGTCCGACTAAGTCGGATGTGATCAACACTGGCCGTAAAGGCGGTGTTGATCGTTCGAGCATTCTTAAAGCAGCAGGCCAACAAGTGACTGCGGCACCACGGACGTACAGCCAAGACATTGATTCCGCTATTACTTCTTTAAGGGAACAAGGCATTCTTAGTTCTGAAACGCAGGGCTACCAAATGCCTGAAAGGTTTGGTACACCAATCAGACAAGAGGTGAAGGAAGAGTCTCGGGATGCACGCGAAACTCCCGATATTGCTAAGTCGATAGTTCTTAAAACTGGTGAAAAGATTTTGAGGGCTGGCGTCGCTATCCCTGCTTCCACTGCGATGGAAATCATGGACGGTTTCACTGGTGAAGGCTTTTCGCCTGTCGATTGGTTTAATCAGTCGATTACTGAGCCAATCAGTTGGGGATCTGTACGAGATAAACATCCTAATGTTTATTGGGCTATGGCTGTTCCTACTGCTGGGTTGTCACTTATTCCTGCTGGTTTAGATTTGGCGGGTTGGGAATCGGCGGCAGATTTGTCTGCAGATTTTATGTTCGATATTTGGAATTTAGCTGGCGGTCTAAACAAATTCGTTGGCGTGACTAAGGGTCGATCAGGTATTCAGAAAGCTTTGTTTGAGTCGACGACCAACATTAATGGGCCTGTGAAATTTACTGGTGCTATGGCGGATGCTGCTCGTGCTGCTTCTGTGGCTATGGACACATCGAAGGGGAACTCGATCTCTGCGGCTATTCGAGTTTTGAAGCAAACCAAAGAAGGTCGCGAGGTCATGCGCCAAATGGATCTGGTTCCTGGGTTGCGTCTCCGTCTACCAGGTACAGGCACAGCTACAAGAGTTTTGGGTTTAGATAAACTTCCAGGGTTAGCGCCGTTGATAGCTAAGAGACGCGCGAAGCAAGTTCCAGAGTTTTGGAAAGTCGCAGACGACGGTGCAGTGATCAGTGATGATGTGTTAGCTGCAGAAATATTGAAAGCGTCTAAGGCACGTCGCCCTGGTGGCGTAATGAATATGAAGAACAGGATAGTTCCTGAGGGCACAGCACTTGAGAAGCTTGGTTATGCAGCTACGAAGATGCCCGTTGAAATGGTTGCACCTTTGATGGGGACCAGCGCGATGGGCTTGGGTGGTGCAGCTGCGTTAAAGGTCATGGACTCCCCTATCCGAGCGACTAAGCAAGTCAAAAAAATGATTGGTGAAGAAAGGGTCGCTAAGTTTGCGACGAAGTTCGGGGCGGAACTGTTCGCAGGTGCCTACAAATTTTTGGATGTGCTGAAACAGTCCGATAGTCCTGCTGCTATATGGCTCGGGAACACTATGAAAGAAGTTGGCCGGCGGGCCGACATGATGTCAAGAGATTTTACTGCCAATGTGGAGCTGAAAGTGCAGAGAGCGCTTGACGAAGCAGAGTTGGATGGTATCAGTGCAGAGTCTTTAAGTGAGTTGGCTTCTTTCGACCCGTTCATTCGTGCAGCAGATGGCACTATAAGAGCGAGGCAACCAGGGCTCGGGCCAGAGTTCGCCAATGTGACTGATGAGCGACTTGAAACCCTTTACGATCTGAGCCGTCAGGTTGCTGATTACAGCGCCGAAATGAATATCGGTATTCGTGGTGAAGATTTCAAAATGCAGGTCGATGAGGTTCTTGACTCTGAAGGCGGATATGTCCCCAGGATGGTAACCCCAGAGGGGAAAGAACTTCTTGATGTAGCGGGCGACGATTTGCCGCTGGGCGTCAACCTTCAGGGACGTTTCGATGCTGGCAATTTGAGGGACCGTCAAGTTAAAGTCGGTGGACATGTTGATGTGAAAGTTACTGACCCTGATTGGGTTCCACCTGCAGGGGTTCAGGTCCTCTCAAGCCAGATCGTTGATGGCAAACTGGTGCGAGTGGTGCGAGTGGTTGACACTGTCCTCCCACCTAAACAAGTCGGTAAGTCTGTAGCGAAACAAGTTAACGATATGGCAGAGTCTATTGGTCTTCCTAAAATTTATGAAGAGTCGTTCGCTAAAGTTTGGGGACGCTACGCCAACGTTGTTGGTGATGATTTCCGTATGCGAGTCATCGAAAACAATATGACAAAGTATGGGCTGCTTCTTGAGAACGAGCAACTCGGTGTCGATGAACTCCTCGCAATCCGCAAGAAGATTCAAGAGGTTAAACCGAACATCAAAACTGCTAAAGCGAATGTTGGTAAAGCCAGGGCTGAAGCCAGCAAGATGAATGACCTTCGCAAAAAGTGGTGGAAGCAGAACGTTCGACCGTTATTAAATAATGATCCTGAAGGTCTTGAACTTGCGGTAAAGATGGAACGAGCGTTCACTGACACTGCTAACGCCTCGGCGGAGCTAGAGGTTATCCAGGCGGAGCTTGATGTTGTACGTCAACAATTGGTTGACATCAGTAAGAACGTTAAACGAAAGAATCTTTCGTTGAACGATCCTCAGTATCAGCAGGCAATGTCGAAGGCTCTTGATTTGCAGGCTCGAGTGCGGGTGCTGAAAGATTTCAGGGAGGCGAGAGACGCTGTTATAGATACGTTGACGAAGATGCGGGATCTCGAAGCTGGGTATGGTCCGATTGGTAAACAACCAATCGAAGTAAGGGCGTTACTTCGTGCAGAACGTGGCGTACAGACCAACGAAGAGATGCTCCCATTGGACGCTTTGAAAGAGTTGCAAAAGACATTAGATGAGCAACTGGATTTTTTAGAGAATGAGGTCATGCCGTCTATCTACGATATGGCTGAACGTTATGGCTTGGGCACTGTAGAAGCTCAAGCATTAGGTGATCTGGTTAAGGCCAGTAAAGGCAACCTCCCGAAAGGGAGGAGGATGAAGACTGAAACTAAGATCCGCAGTTTCAATGATTCGATTGCCGAGTTTAAGAAGCTTGACGCTGAACTAGGTTTTGAGAATCTTTTGTCTACAGCCAACAGTGGCTTACCTATTGAGGTACAAGCAGCTAAAGCCCTGGCAGATTTGGATCGACAGTCTCAGTGGCTAAGGGCACAGTTCGCTGCGATTGGCAGCAAGGACGAACTGGTAACTCTTAACCGTGGGATCGATCTTCCGACCGGCAGGTTCGAGGAACCCGCCGAAGTTATAACTCTTAAGAAGAAGTTGGAATTAGATTTCATTTCGTTGACTGTTCGTAAAGCTGAAATGCTTGAGGGTCTTGCGAAGATGGAAAAAATTCAGCAAGACGCTCTTGAGAAAATGCAGAAACGTTTCGCTCAGGCTGACGTTGAGAGAGCTAGAGGTGATGCTGCATCAGCTAGGTACGAAGAAGAGATGGGCAAAGTTGCGAAGTATGAGGCTGAAGCTCAGAGGTACGAATTTGATGAGATGATTCCGCTGTACAAAAAGTTTGCTGACACTCTTGATAACTTGGCGAAAAAGGCGAAGCAGGCTGGGGTCAATGCGGAAGCTATTGGTCTTCAGATAAACCAGGCGTATGACGACTTGATGGATGGCATCCAAGCTCTGGGTGCTCAACCTGTTCTAGATAGTAAAGAGAATCTTGACCTACTGAACAAAGTAATGAATGCGTCGAATAGGAGATGGGGTGGATATCACACCATCTTGGATACCAATCTTGATGTTTCTGCCGATCAGGTGAGACAGGTGCTTGAAAGTTTCAAGTCAATCAACCACCGTGAGTCAAGCAGTAAATATGTGAGGTATTGGGATACTATCCAAAGGTTCTTGAAATCTCAGCAGTTAGCGACTCCTGGTTTCGTCGCACGAAATACGCAGGGAGCGATCTGGAATGCGGCTCAGAAAGGCGTCAACCCGTCGATGCTTGCTCGGTCTTTCAAGATGCTTAGAAGAGCGTTCAAGGTTGGCGAAGGTGACGCTGTTCGGGGTGTTCAAATACTTGCTGATCAAGGCGAGGAGGGGTATCCAGCAATGCTTGAGTTAATTAATGCTGGTGTTCTTCGAAGCGGGCAGGGTGCTCAATCTGTTGAAGCTTCTTTAGAAGTTGAAACACATTTCGCTACAAAAATTTATGCCCGTAAGGGAGGGGTCAGGAAGGGTCAGTCTGTAAGACGAGAATGGAACCCCATGAGACCAGAGTTTGTCTTCAATAAAGGCATTCGAACTGCTAACAACATGGTTGAAGATTCTGTACGTCTGGGTACGGGCCTGGACGTACTGGCAGAAGGTGGTTCTCTCGATGACGCAATGAATATGATTGTGTCAACCCAGTTTGATTACAATGAGTTGAGCGCTGGGGAACGCTACTTAAAACAATTTGTGTTTCCTTTCTGGACTTGGACCAGAAAGAACTTGCCGCTGCAACTATCTATGATGTATCGACATCCAGGCAAATTGAATCGTCTGTTGTCAATCAAAGAGAACATTGAACGGATGAGCGAGAAAGAAGATACTGTGCCTGCCTATTTCATGCAGCCTTTCGGTATCAGGCTTCCGTTTGCGCCTGGCGGGAGTCAAACCTATTTTGTTCCAGATTTACCTTTCATTGATCTGTTTAGAGCAGACCCGTTCGGTGACGACTTTGGTGTGCCTCAACTGCTTTCAGAGGTTACCCCAGCTCTAAAGTTCATACCCGAAAGATATTTGCAGAAACAATTCTTTAAGGGCATCCCTATCAGCGATCGGTACCAGAAGATGCCTGCGAACTTTGGGAACATTCCTGGTTTGAAACAAGCGCTTGAGTTGTTGCCTGGCAACATTGTGAAGAATGGCAAGATGCGAGCTAACAACATTTATATGGTTGAGCAGTTGGTCCCAATGATAGGGCGACTCAGACGTATCGCTCCTGTTGAGGATAAGTATCAGGGGCATCGCCAGTTGCAGTCGTTTCTGTCGATGGCGTTAGGGTTGCCTGTGCGGTTCAACACGGAAGAGATGAAGTCTTCCACTCGTTATCAGAAGCGTTTGAAACGCAGTGAAGAACGGCGAGATGTTAGAGATTTAGCTGACGCTAACCGATAATGGGACAGATGCCTGCAATAGTTGATGCAACATATTTCTCGAGCCGAGTGGGGTGCTACCCCACCCAGACGACCATTTAGCCGTCTACGACCGTCAAGGGTCGTTGGTATCGTAATTCACCACAGTGGCGTACAGAAGGCCCCTAAGGGCGTTGAGGCGGTCCTGGCTTATGAGCACCACCATGTGGTGCGAAACAGGTGGAATGGCATTGCTTATAACTGGCTTGTTGACGAAAACGGAATATGTTACGAAGGTCGCGGAGCGGGAGTCGTATCAGCGGCAACAAAAGGCTGGAACTCTCGAACAGAGAGTATTCAATATACGGGTTGGGGTTCTACGGATGTGCCCGATGCGGCTCTCCGCACCATTAAAGCAAAGATAGATGAAATTCAGACAAGGTATGGGCGACGGTTGTGGGTGAAACCACATAAGAGTCTGGGCACCACTTCGTGCCCTGGAACAGTTTTGATCAACTGGCTGGCTGAGGGTATGGCCGGCCAAGCAGTTGAAGAGAAAAGTGGGGGCGCGAAGCTTGTTCGCATCGCAGCGGAGATAGCTCGCCGCCCCTTGAGCCGGCGTCGCCGTTCCAAAGGCGAAGCAGTTTTGGCTGTACAGATCCGCTTGAAGCAGAAAGGGCATGACCCTGGCGTCTGCGATGGAGTCGCTGGTCGACTCTTTGACCAAGCCACCCGTGCCTTTCAAAGGACTCAAGGGTATCTGAAGGCTGATGGTGTGGTCGGCTCTAAAACGTTCAACTCACTTTTTAAACAATAGGAGAATAACTATGAGAAGAAAAGACGTACAAGCAGGTCAGGTCACAGACTCGGCTGACAACATGCAGGCGATGCAAAATTATGCTGCGGCAACGGCGAAGCGTTTACGCTCGGGTCCGCTCGGCAATCAGGCTCACGGTGCCGTAGTGTTCAAAAAGTCTTACTAGTGACCAACAATGAAAGGTCATCGTTTGACTGGGTTGACTGGGTTGAGAGATCTGTTTGGACTGCGGTCGAAGCAGGTTTAGCGGTCATGGTTGTTACTGATGTTTCGTCTTTCAAAGCTGCGGGTGCGGCTGCTGCTGCTGCTGCTATTTCTGCTGTGAAATCTCTAGCGAAAGCGCGACTCAATCGCTAATCATGGACAATCTGCAGGTGGCTTTCGCCAAGTGGTTCAAGGACGAGGGAGGAGAGGTCGAGCAAGAAATCGAAGACGAAATCAAGAAGACTCTTCCAATGTTCGACTCGGCCGATGGAACCCATTCTAAGTGGGTGACACCGTTCCCTGGTGCCTCAGAATCTTTAGGGGTTCTGTTGATGCTCACCGAAGATGAGTGCGCCGATTTGATGTGCGCTTGGGAAGAAGCGCAAGAGGGCGATATGACTTCAGGGACTTTCATCGCCGGCTGGCTCGCCCATTTCATGAAGTTCATTGATGCTGCCTGCTCCTAAAAGAGTTTCATAAAGCTCCTGGTCTCCTTTAACCATATTGCTGACTCGGCGAATCATCAGATCACGTCGTCGAGCGAGCGTTGTTTTTGAGACACCGGTATACCAGGACGCTGTCCGCAGACTGCAATGAGCAATCATTAACGTTTGCACCATCGCAGCGTCGACTGAGTCGCCGCAGCATTCTGTGATGATCTCTTCAAATTTTTCGTACGCTCGTTCCAAGTCTTGATCTCGCTGATCTTTCGGCAGCGGCTGCGGTATCCACCATTCTTGAGTTGGGTCTCTTGGGAAAACTTTTCGGCCTTTGCCGGCTATCCAACCACTCTTAAATTGGCGCATCGTACACACCCCAAGGAAGCCGAGTACTGGTGACTCTCAGTGCGGCTTTCCCTCGGAGTGTGTCGTTGTTCGTATCGAGTCGTTCGATGCGTCCAGACTGGCGGTCCCACAGTTCGAATGCTGCATCGAGCGGCATCCACAATCCTTCTTCTTTTGGTCGGGACCACAACCAAAACCAGACGGGATGTGTCGCATCCCATTTAGCGAGCTCTACTAGCTTGCCAAGCTTCAAAAGAATGCCCTTAGGCCCGAAACCCTGAACCTCGACAAACGCTTTAGGCATCAAATAGTCGGGAGAGTGACTGACGAACTTCGGCAAGTTTTGTACGCCCCAACTCAGCGAAGGACGATCAAGTCCGAATCGGAGAGGAGGCGAGGGAAGATCCTCATGCACACGCATGAAATGTCCCTCAGCTTCATTGGCCCAACCACCGTTATATCGTTGGGTCAGTGACTTACTACTAAAATCGTTCATAGTTTTATGGCATCAATCCTTTGCACAAGGGAGTCATTTTTGAATGCTCCGCCTGTCGTCCCTCGGCCAATGTTTTCTGAAAGAGCCCCTAGCTGCAGCCCGTCCATTGTTAATTTCAAAAGGTTGTCTACGTCCCCGCCCCATTTCTTTGCAGGGTCCTCGATTGGGTTCACCCAAATCGACTGGCCTTCGGCGGTGTAGACCACGGTTACGCTGACGGGCACTTCGTATGTCGGGTTTCCCGACAATGCCCAAATGTCTCGAATGCATTGCTCAGCGTTCAACGTGGCTGCAGGTGTGTAGACTCTTCGCCTCGATACCCGAGGACGCTCCTTGGGTTTGGGTCGACTGTCGACGTGTATAAAGTGGCCTTCAAGTTCCATGCAAAGTTCCTTGATCTTGTTCGAATCGTCGTTTGGCTGCAGTCGCCAGGTCGATGTATTGCTGGTTAGCGTCTGGGCGTTCAGTAAACTTTCGGCCCCAACGCGCATCCCACTCAGCTAACTGGGTTCCTGTTTCGCCAACATCGAAGCCGACACCTATAAGACCTATCGCTAGAGTGAACATTGATTTAGATCGATCGATCTTCCCGTCGATCATCTGCGGGCCGTTGTCCCAAATCTCTTGACTGATTTTCTTTAGCTTTCGTTTAGTTTTCCAACTGTTGCGACGCGTCGGAAGAGGCGAAGGCTCAACGAGTTTAGGGGCCAAATTTTCTAGGGTTACTAACTGTTCTTCGGAGACTCGAGCCTTCCAAGCTTGCTCAACGAACTCTTCCAAACTTAAAGTCCAGGAACCTTTACGAACTAGTTGTCGACCGACCCGTCCAATCCCTGGGTATGGGAGACGGATACCGTTTCCCCAACCTCCCGATGGTCGTTTCGTTTGCTTGGGATAAACCTCATCGATGCCGGCCTTTACGATCAGGCATGCAGCCATCAAACTGTTTCGCATCAGTTTCGCAGAGACAGGTTCTTTGGCGTACACCCAAAGATGTGCGCCTTTGCTTCGGGAGAGCTCTGTGAAAGATTCAATTTTTTGTTGCTTCAAAACTTCGGTCACGTTCGCTGCATGAATCAGAGAGTATTCGTCCCCGATGTCCCAGTCGATGGCACCCCACATCACTGTTGGCGGGTCGCCTATCAATGGGTAAACACCTAGTGGGTCTTCTCCGTAAAGATGTTCGTTGATGTACGTCAAATAGGCGTCACCTTGGAACCCTGTTGGGTTCCCGTTCGGGTCTTTCCTGGGTCGAAAGTTGTCGCCAGCATCAGCAACGCCTCCACCCTGATGGAGTGCAGCGAATTTGTTGACGACCTCTGCAGACATCAGGTCGGCTCAAGATCTTGCGTATATTCAGAAATACGGCCAGTATCTGGGTCAATATAATATGTGAGATCGCCACGCAAATTTCCGCGTTTGTTCTTAAGTAAATTTATGTTGATTGAGTTCTCATGCCAGCGTTTCTCAGCAGGAGTCAGGTCCGAACGGTCACGTTGCCTGTAGACCTCATAAGCGAAGATCGCTTCTTGTTCGCCGCCGAATCTCGAGGAGTACAAACCTGAAGCTTCCCCCACAGCACCAGAACGTCCTTGCTGGTGGA